GCCACATCGTTTGTGGTATTTTGTGTTAATTAATAGAAAATAACTTTAACTTGATAGGCGGTATAATTATGGCTGGAAAAGGAGGTGCTAGGCCTGGGGCTGGTAGACCACCAAAAAGCACAGTTGAAAAAAGTACCATAGATAAATCAAGTATAGAAAAATTAAAGAAATTAGGTATAGATCCTATTAATATATTAGTTAAAGAATTATCTAAGCTTAAAGGCAAGGATGATTTTAGGTCACAAAATTTACGAGTTCGAATAGCTGAAAAGCTACTGGAATATGGGTATCAAAAACAACCGGTTGGTCAGGCTTCATTGCAACAGGCAAACGTGCCAGTGTTAACGATAGTGCAAAAAACTGAACCAACGGTTAAACCCGTTCAAGAAATAGAATTAAAGAATAGCGAAGCTGTTATAGATCAAGGCGCAAATACAGATGACGAAACTAACTGAGAAAGTTTATAAGGTATACATCACATACTATACTGACGGATCTTATTATATTGGTTTTACCGGTAAATACGGAACGGCATTAGCTACTTATTTTGGATCAAATACGATCAAAGATAAGCTGGTAAGTCATAAAGACATTGTTTTTACCTCACGGTCTAAAGCAACGGCTAAACTTTTTGAGCTTCTTTTACAATTATCCCGATTGGATTCCTCTTGGTGTGTGAATAGCATGTTAAATGTAAGAGTTAGAAAAGAGCACATGAAGGACTTACCTAAGTTCAAATTAATTTTTGAAGACGATAAATACAACAATAAAGATAAACAATGAATATAGATAAATTAAGAGAGCAATTAAAAATTGACGAAGGTGTTAAATACGAAATTTATGAAGATCATTTAGGATATGCTACTTTTGGTATAGGTCATTTAATAACTGACAAAGATCCAGAATATGGTTGGCCTGTTGGAACTAAAATTTCTGAAAAAAGAGTAAATGAAGTATTTAATTCTGATGTTGAAAAATTTATTAATGAAGCTAAAAAGATATTTCCTGATTTAGATAATAAACCTGAATCAATACAATTAGTTCTTGTTAATATGTGTTTTAATTTAGGTGCTCCAAGATTAAGTAAATTTAAAAAGTTTATTGCTGCCATTAATAATAAAGAATGGATTGAAGCTGCCGTTGAAATGATGGATAGCCGATGGGCACATCAAGTTGGTCCAAGAGCTATGAGATTAAAACAAATAGTTATTGATCAAGCCAGCTGAGAGCATAATAACAAATCTTTGGATATATATTCTAAATATAGTAAATAAATATGAATCATAAAATAGAACTTTTCGACTTTCAACAGGAAGTTTTAATTAATCCTGCTAGGTTTAAAGTAATGGCTAGCGGAAGAAGAGTTGGTAAATCATATTTAGCAGCCGTTGCTGCATATAATCATTGTTTAGAAGAACCAGGTAGAAGAGCTTTAATTATCGGACCTACTGTTTCGATGATTAGAGAATCTATTTGGCAAACATTAAAAAGTCTTGTGCATCCAGATCATATAAATGGGTATCCTAGAGAAATTGATTTGGAAATAAGATTTATTAATGGGTCCAAGATTACCTTAAAAGGGTTTGATAGGCCAGACAGTTTAAGAGGTATTTCACCATCACCTACATTTATTGTACTTGATGAATTTGCCTTTATTAAACAAAATGCATTTACTGAGGTTATATTACCTATGACTTCAGATCCACAACGAAGAGCAAGTGTATTTGTAATAAGTACACCAAAAGGAATAACCAATGACTTTTATAAGTTATGGGTTAAAGGTCAAGAAGATAAAACAGGTTTATGGAAGTCTTGGCAGTTTACTGCTGAACAAGTTAGACCAGATATGAAAGAAGAAATTGAACTTGCTCGGGTTACAATGGATGAAAAAAGTTTTAACCAAGAATATTGCGCCACCTTTAATAACACTGGTGATGCTGTATTTTATAATTTTAATCGAAATATACATGTAACAAATAACCTACTTCCAATTGAAGAAGGTGAGCCAATACATATTAGCATTGACTTTAACGTCAAAATAATGGCTTCAACAGTTTGGTGCCATCGAGGTAACCAATTACATGCAATGGATGAGTTTTATGGTAATGCTGATACTCATCAATTAATTAGATCTATAAAGGGTCGATATAAAAATAGAGATATAATTTGTTATCCTGATGCTTCCGGTAGAGCAATGAAAACCAGTGCTGCTACAGGTACAACAGATTTTAGTATATTAAGGAATGCAGGTTTTAAAGTATTAGCAAGATCTAAACAACCACCTTTGGTTGATAGTGTTAATGCTGTTAATGCATTGTTAAAAGATGCTAAAGGTAATACAAGATTATATTTTAATAAAGATAAGACACCAAGGACAATTGCCTCAGTTGAGACAACCACTTGGAAAGAGGGTTTTACTACAGGTATGGATAATGCTATTATCGACAAATCAAAAGGTGTTGAACACTTTTCTGATGGTGTAAGATATATATGTGAATTTTTATATCCTATAGGTAAACACAAACCACAAGTTATCCGTGATAGGTCGTGGTCATTTTAGTTTGTAACTAAATAATCAATATAATATAATAAAGTTAATCAATGGTAGCCAATAATCAAATGGCACTTAACCATTGGTGTTTAAGGCTTATTTAAATTTTTGTGGTCCGAAAGCTGATCATTCGGTCCGAGCTTTTTCAATTTTACAGCCTAGAGCCCAGCAAATACTATATTTAGCAAGGCAGGCGTGGTTGTACGATTAGAGCGTTTTCAATTCAAATAGAACTGACTGACCGCTTATTTAGGCTCGGGGCGTTAATGGGCTGCTGGGCGTGAGGGGGACTAGATCCCTCTTTGGCGTCGGGCTAGGGTGGCCAATCGCACTTTGACGAACACCAATTTCTTTTGATCTTGGATCGGCCAAATCAAAAATTATTTTAATTAATCCGAGCCAAATGTTTTGGTTCATTCTAAAGTTTAGGAAACACAATATGGCAATTAGATATAAAAACAGTTCTATAGTTAAATCTACAGAAACTGCCAAAGGCCCAGGATATCCAAATGATGAATACCTGAGTCAAATAAACGAATGGAAACGAAACAGAGCAATGATCCAAGGTCCATCTTATACTAAGGATTATGATTCTGTGCCTTCAAGTGACAATTTATTACTTCCGTTTAACCCTACAATGACACAAGAGCAATATGATTTTTACAAAGCTGAAGCTGAGGTACCAGGTGTATCTAGTGAATTTTGTAAAATGATAATAGGTGGTTTATTAAGAAAACAACCAATGCTAGAAATTACTGGGGCTCCAGAAGGGGCTAAGCAATGGATATTAGATGATATAGGATCTGACAAAAGTAACCTTATATCATTTTTAAGCACTGCTTTATGGGAAGAATTACAAACATCAAGAGCTTTTATACAAATTGACTTTCCTGTTGTTGATTTAGAAAATTTAACACCAGCTGAAAGAAAAGAAGTTAAACCTTATCCAATATTACATCACGCTGAAAATATTGTTAACTGGTCTGAAGCTACTGATGCAAAAGGTCAAGTAAAATTAGATCAATTAATTACTAGATATTTTGTACTTGAATATGATCCAAATAGTCCATTTCATCCAAAATATGTTGATACTGTACAAGTTCACAGATTAGATGAAGCGGGTTTATATGTAATTGACACATATATTAGAAATACATCTGATACACCAACATTTATTGATGGTGGAGTTGATTATAATTTTGATCAATTAACAGATGATTGGATTTTACAAGGAACTAATACAAATTTATTTCAAAATGGCAAAAGAATGGATTATATTCCATTTTATCCTTTAAATGGTTCAATTGAATGTGTGGACCCTTTAATGACTGCCATTGTAAACAGAGAAATTGCTTTATATAATAAAATTTCAAGAAGAAACCACTTATTATATTTAAGTGCAACTTATACACCAGTTGTTAAATCTGATTCATTAACAGAATCTGAAAAATCTGATCTTGTTAAACAAGGTCTTGGTACTTGGTTATTTGTTAACAAAGATGATACTGTTGAAACATTACAAACGCCTACTAATGCTTTAAAAGATATGGAAGAAGCTATTAAAGGTGGTTATGATGAATTAACTAGAATTGGTGTTAAAATGTTAAGTTTAGAGCCAAACAATTCGGATCAATCCGGTGTTGCCTTAAGCTTAAGAAATGCTGCACAAAATGCTGCTTTAGCAAGTTTAAATGCTAAAGTATCAGAAAGCATGAAAAAAATTATCAAACAAATGGTTAATTGGAGATATGATATAAATATAACTGAACAAGACATTAGGTTTAATTTATCATCTGACTTCAATGCTTCTCCAAGAGGAAGTGATTGGATGAGATTAATTACTGAATGGTATCAAAATGGATTAATTCCAAGATCAACATTCTTAGAAGTTGCTAAAAATAATGATGCAATTCCTACAGATTATGATGATACTTCAGGAAGTGATGAAATATCTCAAGACAATCGTATTATTTCTCCAAGAGAACAATATGAACAAGAAATAAACGTTATTCAAGGTAGTAATACCGAAAATTAATGGAGGAGGCTGCTATGAAATGGTGGCAATTTAATTCATTAATCTTAATTTCAATGCTCCTTCTTGCTTTATGGCAAGGAGGGCATTTTTACGGATTATGAAAGGAAATTATGTAAAAATGATTAATAATGATACTGTAGTGACTGCTAGTTTATTTGGGATAACAGCAGGCATAACTACACAATCTATGTTTGCTATAATAGTTGGAGCGATAGCCGTTGGGGTTGTTCAACCATTTTTTAGAGTATTATGGACTAACAAATTAAACCAAATAAAAAAAAATAAATGTCCTTCTTGTAAAAGAAGAAGGAAACCAAGATAATGAAACGTCAGCATAATACAGCTTTAATAGCTTTATTGGGAACAATACTTTTAGGGCTGTCAACTTATGTATTAATGACAATAGTAGAATTACAAGTTCACTTAGGAATGTTAAGTGAAGAAATAATGTCGATTGATAAACAAATTGGAAGAATTTACAATCACATAGATAGATTAACATCAAAATAAAATATTAAATAAATGAAATATATATTGTATACAAGTTTAGCAATATACTTAATGTCAATAACTGTACTTGCTATTGAAGCATACTCAGTTTTATAAAAAGGATAATGAATATATGATAGTAGAAGATAGAGATAATTTACTCACAGATTTTGGAAAAACAACATTAAAAGACAGGTATTTATTACCTGAGGAAAATAGTCCACAAGAGGCATTTTTAAGAGCGGCAAAAGCTTATTCTGATAATGATGAAATGGCCCAAAGAATTTATAATTATGCATCTAAACTATGGTTTATGTATTCAACTCCTATATTAAGTAATGGTGGTACAGAGCGAGGTATGCCAATATCATGTTTCTTAAATTACGTCGGCGATAGTAGAGAAGGATTAACTGGTCATTATACTGAAAATGCTTGGTTAACATCTATTGGTGGTGGTATTGGAGGATATTGGGGTCATATTAGGTCTGATGGAACTAAAACATCTGGTGGATCTCAATCATCAGGGTCTGTACCTTTTTTAAAAGTTGTAGATTCAGAGATTATGGCATTTAGTCAAGGTAAAACTAGAAGAGGTAGTTATGCCGCATATATGGATATATCACATCCGGAAATATTAGAATTTTTAGATATAAGAAAACCGTCAGGTGGCGATATACACAGAAAATGTTTAAATCTACATCATGGAATAAACATTACTAATGATTTTATGGAATTAATTGAAAAATGTATTCAAGAACCAACTTATGATGATACTTGGAATTTAATTGATCCACATACAAAAGAAATAGTTAAAAAGGTCTCAGCTAGAGACTTGTGGCAAAAAATACTTGAAAACAGAGTAGCCACTGGTGAGCCATATATTTGCTACATTGATCATATTAATGATGCATTGCCTGAACAACAAAAGAAATTAGGATTATCAGTTAAACATTCAAATTTATGTACTGAAATTACATTACCAACTGATGAAGATAGAACTGCTGTTTGTTGTTTATCAAGTGTTAATTTAGAAAAATATGATGAATGGAAAGATGATAAATTATTTATTTCTGATCTTGTTAGATTTTTAGATAATGTATTACAAAGTTTTATAGATAATGCACCTGATAGCGTATTTAGAGCTAAATATAGTGCAACACAAGAAAGATCTATTGGTCTTGGTGCTATGGGTTTTCATGCTTATTTACAAAAAAATAATATTGCATTTGAATCTGTTATGGCAAAAGCTAAAAATAAATTAATGTTTAAACACATTAAAGATGAAGCAGTAAAAGAATCAAAAAGATTAGCTATAAAAAGAGGTGAAGCTCCGGATATGGAAGGTACTGGAATGAGAAATGCTCATTTACTTGCCATTGCTCCTAATGCTTCAAGTTCAATTATTTGTGGAACAACTTCTCCAAGTATTGAACCATTTAGAGCTAATGCATATGTTCAAAAAACTATGTCAGGTTCTTTTCTTGTTAAAAATAAATTTTTAGAACAATTATTGGAAACAAAAGGTATAAATAATGAAAAAACTTGGACTTCTATTTTAGCTAATCGTGGTTCAGTTTTACATTTAAAAGATTTATCAGATTATGAAAAAGATGTATTTAAAACATCAATTGAACTTAATCAACAATGGATCATTGAACATGCGGCCGATAGACAAGAACATATTTGTCAAGGTCAATCATTAAATGTATTTGTTCCTGCTGATGTAAACATAAAAGAATTACATGATATGCATATGTTAGCATGGAAAAAGAAACTTAAAACATTATACTATTGTAGATCTGAAGCAATTAAACGTGCTGAATTAGTAAGTTTAAAAGTTGAAAGAACAATAATACCTGAAGCCGATGAATGTTTAGCTTGTGAGGGATAATAAATATGATTAAAAAAAAATTAACTATTACTCAAAAGTATCGTCAGTTAAAAAAACAAACTGAAAATGCTGGAATGGAAGTAAAAGAAGAAAACGGTAAACTTGTTGTTACCAGAAAAAGAAAAAGGAAATAAATGAGCTTATTTAAAACTAGAAACTATTATAAGCCTTTCGATTATGAATGGGCATTTGAAGCATATGATACAATGCAGAAGATGCATTGGCTTCCTAGTGAGGTTCCATTACATGAAGATGTAAGAGATTGGAACGAAAGATTAACAGCTGAAGAAAAAAATTTAATATCTCAAATATTGAAATTTTTTACACAAGGTGATGTTGATATCGCTCAAGCTTATTTAGATAAATATATACCACAATTTAAATCACCTGAAGTTAGAATGATGCTAGGATCCTTTGTGGCATCTGAAGCTAATCATGCTCATAGTTATTCATTATTAAATGATACTATTGGTGAAACATCATTATCTAATTTTAAAGCATTTCAAGAATATAAAGAAATGGCTGATAAACATGAATATTTATTTAAACCAAAAGGCAAAGGTGTTGAAGGTTTAATAAAAGATATTGCTTGTTTTTCTGCATTTGGAGAAGGTTTACAATTATTTGCATCATTTGTAATGCTTTTAAACTTTCAAAGATTTGGAAGAATGAAGGGTATGTGTCAAATTGTAACTTGGTCAATTAGAGATGAAACTCATCATGTTGAAAGCATGATTAAATTATTTCATGAATTAATAAAAGAAAATCCACAAGTATGGACTGAACAATTTAAAGCTGATTTATATCAACAATGTCGTGATATGGTAAACCTAGAAGATAAGTTTATTGACTTAGCTTTTGAATTAGGTGGAATTCGTGGATTAACATCTGATGAAGTAAAAAAATATATAAGATATATTGCTGATAGAAGATTATTGCAATTATCTTTAAAACCAAATTATAAAGTTAAAGACAACCCTTTAAGTTGGCTTGATTGGGTTCTAAATGGCGTTGAACATGCAAATTTCTTCGAAAATAGAGCTACTGAATATAACAAAGGATCTATGACTGGAAATTTGTGGGGATAATATGAAATTTATACTAACTATGTATGTTTGTTCTGCAATTGCACAACAATGTGGACCAGGTGTAATTAAACCTATAGAATATAAAGATTGGAATGATTGTTTACAAAACGGTTATTCTGAATCTCAATTATTTTTAGCTAAATATACTCCTGAACAAATTAATGAATATCAAATGTTAACTAAATTTACGTGTACTGAATCAAATAACAAAGGAGCTTAATTATGGCTGAATATCAAGGTCGTAAAGTAACTTTAAATAAACCTATGCGTGGAGATATAAAAAAATTTAAAGTTTATGTTAAAAATGCAAAAGGTAATGTTGTAAAAGTTAATTTTGGTCATGGTGGTACATCAGCTAAAAAAGCTGGTCAAAAAACTATGAGAATAAGAAAAAATAATCCTGGAGCTAGAGCTAGTTTTAGAGCAAGACATAACTGTGCTAGTCCTGGTCCAAAAACAAAAGCAAGATATTGGTCTTGCAAAGCTTGGTAATAAGGAGATAAATATGGCTTATAAAAGAAAAAGTGGTAAAAGTAAGAAAAAGGGATCTAACGGTTTAACAGCTAAACAAATGAAGCTTCCAAAAGCTTTAAGAGATAAAATTATTGCTGCTAAAAAACGAGGTAAATAATGGCTTACAAAAAGAAAAAGGGTAGTGCTGGAAAAGCATGCTGGAAAGGTTACCGAAGAGGTAAGGGAAACAGCTGTATTAAAATGAAAAAAGGGAAATAATAAAATGTCAAGATGTTGTTGTCAAGTAAGAGCACAAAGAAAAAGAAAAATGACAATAAGGAGAAAAAGGAGAAAATAATATGATAATTAAAAATAAACAAGAAGAAAATAGAACAATAACTATTAATGATAAAAAATATTATGAAAAGGATTTAAACGAAAATATGAGGAATAGTTTAATTGCCTTATCAACACAAAAAACGAATAAAGCAAGATTAGAAATTGATCTTAATAATTGTCAAATTTTAATTGATCATCATGGTAAAATAGTTGATGAAGAACTTGCTAAAATTAAATCTATAGATTAAGGATATTAAATGTCTATAAATGATGATGTATATTCAAGAATGCTGAAACACCGTGCATTGTTGACTCTTTACGAAAAGAGATTGGATACTGAAATTAATAAAATTTTGGCATCACACAAAATAAGATTACAACGAATTGTAGCATTTTCTGGTACAGTAAATGTAAATGCTTTAACTAGGAAATTAAATACTGAAATTCGTTTAACTTATAAAAAAATATATAAAGAAGCTATTAGTGAATTAAATAAACTAGCTGGTGTTAGTGCTAGATTTTATAAAAGTATATTTGCTAGAGCTTTAACAAATATTTATAAAGCTAAAGGTGTAAAAGATACTATAAAAGTTAATGATTTAATTATCAAATCAAATGGTACTTTTGGTCAACAAATAGCATCTATAAGTATTTTACAACAAAGAAGAATAAAAGGTATAGTCAAACAAGGAATGACTGAAAATAAGGCAATGGTAAATATTGCCCGGGATCTAGGTAAAAGTGGATTATTAGCTTCTACTGTACAATTACAAACTTTAACTAGAACTGCAATAACTGAAACATCTAATTATGTGTCAAATAAAACATATAAATTAAATGATGATGTTGTTCAAGGTTACCAATATGTGGCTACCTTAGATAGTAGAACTAGTTTAATTTGTGCAAGATTAGATGGTAAAGTATATGCATTAACTAATAAAAATGCACCACAACCACCACAACATTTTAATTGTAGATCAACAACTATACCTGTAATAAAAAGTGCTAATCAATTATTAAATACAAATAATAATAGATTACAAAAACGAAAAATTGCTGGATTATCTGATAGTCGTCGTGCCTCTATCAATGGTCAAGTACCAGCTAAAACTACATATGCTGATTGGTTAAAAGACCAACCAAATGAGGTTAAGCTGGCTGTATTAGGAAATCAAAAAAGAGTTACCTTGTTTAATTCTGGAAAAGTTAAATTTTCTCAATTTTCTAATAAAGATGGTAAATTAATTTCGTTAAAACAATTAGAAGAATTATCAAATTAATCTTTTGTTTTAAATTAAAATATAACTAAGGCCGTGTCCAAAGGAAAAATAATGTCAGAAAACATTGAAAATACACAAGTTGAAGAAAATAAAACTGAAGAAACTAAACAACCGGATATAAAACAATTGGTTGATCAAGAAGTTTCTAAAGCTATATCTAATATTAAAGTTAATTTAGATAATGCATATAAGCAAAGAGATGAAGCTTTGTCTGAAGTAAATAAAATTAAAGAAGAGAAAAGACAAACTGAAATTCAAAGCCTTGAACAACAAGGTAAGCATGCTGAAGCTATGCAAATGAAGCTAAATGAAGTTAATAAAAGACTTGAACAATATGAACAAAAGAACACAGAATTAAGTAGAGATAATGCCGTGCGTACTCAGCTTAATGCTTTAAACTTTAAATCTGAAAAAGCCGCTGAAATGGCCTATTCAGATATTGTAAAAAGTTTAAAGAAAGACGCTACAGGAAATTGGGTGCATGAAACAGGATCTAGTATAAGTGAGACTGTGTCAAATTATGCTAAAGATGATAATAATGCATTTTTATTTTCTGTTAAAGCTAATATGGGCTCTGGAATATCTCCAGCTAAGCCAAGTACAGGAACCAATCCTGTCGGATCTATAAAAGATATGTCAACTGATGAAATGCTTAATGCTATTGCAAAAGGGCAAGTAAAAGTTGACGGAGATTGGTCTGAATAGACTATCTTTTATAATAATAACCGCACATATGTGCATTAAATAATAAAAGGAAAACAAAAATGGCTGTAATAAGTTCAAACTTTAATAACATTGCTAGAGCGATTTCTGCTTACGAACAAGCGGAAAGAGCTGATGCTGCGTTATTAACATCGACTGCATTAGTTGGTTCTGACGCTAGAATTAACGATTCAGGAGAAAATTACACTGGTACATTAAGATGGTTAGATTTTTCTGACCCATCAACTTTTCATAAGCAAAATGAAACTGCTTCTGATAAAGATATTAATGAAATGTCAGTATCAAACAAATCAGCAGTATATATCAAAAATATTGATCATATCGCTGCACAAGAAATGTCAATTCAAAAATTACTTTCAAAAGTTGACGGTTTATCATACTTAGGTTCTCAATTTGCTTCAGTTAGAGCAAGAAGAGAAGATCTACAATTAAGATCTATCCTAAATGGTGTTGCTGACAAAATTTGGGGTTCAACTACAATTGGTACTTCTGATGCTGCTGCAAAAGTTGGTACTTTTGGTTTTTACACTGGTTCAGATTCTGGTGATAATCCAAATCCGTTATTTGCTAATTCTACTGGTGCTAGCCAATCAAGAAGTACTTTCTTTGATACTTTATTAGATGCTATCACAGAAGTTAAAGGTGAATTTGAAGAGCCTTTCTATTACTTAGTAGTAGATACTGCAACTTACAACATTATGAGAAAAGAAAATGTTCTTGATGTTGCTCCAGTTGTAGACGGTAACTTCAATTTCTCTACTATTCTTGGTGGAAAAATTAGACTTATTATTAACAACCAATCATTAACTGCAAACATGCCTGCAGGTTTAAAAGTTTCTTACATGTGTAAAGCTGGAGCTGTACATTACAGTGATATTGCACAAACAAATCCAACTGCGATTGAAAGAGACGAACTAGCTGGTAATGGTGGTGGTCTTGTGACTGTTTTATCTAGATGGGGTAATATAATGCACCCTAAAGGTTTCTCATGGGCTGGAAGTGCAACTGCATATCCTGCAAATGCTGATCTTGCTCTAGGTACAAACTGGACAGTACATGCTACAAACGTTAACCAAATTGGTTTATTCCCAATTTATCACGGTTAATATTATAACTATTAGATACGGAGAAAAATAATGGCTTTACAAAAAGGAATCAATTCATTTGTAACTATTATAGAAGCTGAAGAATACTTTTATGATAGATTAAACCAAGCTGCTTGGGATAGTGCTACAGATGAAACTGTTGAACGAGCTTTAGTAACAGCCACAGGAATTCTCAATGACTTGGATTGGGGTGGTACGGCTTTACCTACTGCCTCATATCCTTTATCATGGCCTAGAGATATTACTTACTGGAATAATAAATCTGGTGGGTATGAAACTTTAGAAGATGATAGAGATGATACAACTGAGTTTATGGGAACTATTCCTGAAGATATCAAAAAAGCGACCTATGAGCTTGCTTTACACTTGATCAAAAATATGGGCACAATAGAAGATCAATCATCTGGTTCACCTAGATTGAAAGATTTATCTGTTGGCTCTATTTCTTTAACTTTTGATTTAGGATCTGGATTAAGTAATTTTAAACAATTACCTGATTCAATTCAAAAATTAATCGCTAAATATGAAGATCCAGCAAGTATGAGCTCAAATAGGGGAGTTAAAGTTAGTGGAGGTGCCTAATGGGTTACCATAAACTAATTAAGGATAATGTAAAAATGGCATTTGATACTATAGGTGATATTGGTGAAGATATAACATTTACAAATAAAAATGTAACTGCTTATGACTTTGCTACACAATCTATTACTAGTTCTACTGATACATCAATTACTGTTAAAGCTGTAATTGAAAATCAATTTAGAATTAATGATGATAAACCTAGGTTAGAATGTAATTTAATGATTGACTCAGCTAATTTAGATTCTAAGCTTATTGATAATTACGATAATATTGTAATGAGAGGTAAGACTTGGAAAATAAATAAGTTTGAAGATAACAATTATATTATTAATTTAACTGTTGGAAGGGAAACATAATGGCTACAATATCACAATTATTGACAGCTGTTGAAGGTTTGTTTGCCTCTAGCGTTTGGACATCAAATAATGTAAAAGCTTTTCCTGCGAATTATCAAGGGGAAATTAATTCTGATGAATGGATACGGGTTTCTGTATTACCATTTTCTTCAGAATTAGCTTATAAAGATATAATAACAAATGGTCAAATTGTATGTCAAATATTTGTTCCAGCTGGAGCAGGTATGAAACGTGCATATGAAATTGTTGATATGTTAAAAACATTATTAGATCAAGAAGTAATCTCTGGATATCTACAAACAACTAATAGCTTTATAACAAATATTGGAATTGACACTAAAGATTCAGGTTTATTTAATGTGAATTATACGGTCAATTTCAGATCAATTTAACCAAAAATAATATAAAGGAATAACAAAAAAATGGCTCTAATTTCAAATATAGGTGCTGGTATTTTCACTAAACTAAAATACAAAGCTGATAGTAGCTACACTTTACCAACAAATGACACAACACACCAGGCGTTTATAACTCCTAGTACAGGTGATTTTGATGGTGCAACTGAAGTTACTAACATCAGAGAATTTCCTTCATTTGGTAAACCCGCTAACATTGTTAACGTACCAAATTTTGGACAATCTGTAAGTTCACAGATCCAAGGACAATCTGATGCTCCAACATTGGAATTTACTTTGAATTATGTACCCTCTGTACATGATAGCATTCAAGGTTTAGTTCAAGATGGAAACACATATGTATTTCAACTAGATGTTAAAAACGCATCTACTGGTGATAATGCTGCATTTTACGTAAAAGGACAAATAGCTTCTTTTGAAGTAGCTCCAAATTTGACTGATTCAAATCAGGCAACTTTGACATTGAGTACTGAAACTGACTATGTTGGCCCATTTGCTGACGCATAATAAAATTTTTAGGCTGGGCTTAATTGCCCAGCTTAATTAAATTGTATAGGATAAAAATCATGAATAAACCATTTAATAAATATTATGTATTAAGAATAACTTCTTTACATATAAAAAAATCTGTAGATACATCCATAAGAAAAACTTATGACAGATTAAAAGATGTAGAAGATAAACAAGAAGTCTTTGAAACATTAGACGTTTTGCATAAAATTAGAAAAATGATGGAAGACTTTGAATCGAATAATAAACATTTATATCAAAAACCTTTAGAGGAAATAAAGAATGAAACACATAAAAATAGTACAAATAACGAAGAAAATACCATTTCTGAATCAGGAAGTGGAAATCAAACAGCTGACAGTTAAGGGCATAAAAGATTTACAAAAATCATTAGATGATAATAAAGCTGATGATGTTAGTGGTTTAAAAACTTTAAGTGCTATATTTAAGCAAACTGTTGTTGGTGCTGAAGACATGAAAGAAACTGAATTTGAAGACTTTCCTATTCAAGCATTAACTAAATTATCTCAAGATATTCTTGAATATAATGGATTAGCTGCTAAAGATGACAAAGGTGGTGAATTGGGGAAGAAGAGCTAGCAGAATATGAAATAGCTCATCAATTAGGTGTTACATTAGATACTATATATAATATGTCCAGCAAAGAATATATGGGCTGGATAAAATATTTTAATGAAAGACCTTATGGTTGGCGAGAAGATCATAGGACTGCTATATTAGCTCAAACTACATACCAAGGTACTAAACCATTAAAGGTAAATGAATTATTTCCTTCGTTAAATATGATGAAGAATAGTAATACACAAAAAGATTTAAAATTAGAAGCTGGTTTTAATAAATTAAAAAAATTAGCTAAAAAATCTGAATAATAGTGGGGCGGTGTAAACTGCCCACTTGAAAGGCAATTATGAGAGATACTAAAAAATTAACTCAGTATAGTAATATTGCTAAAAAAAATTTAAAAGAAAAAGAATTATTTAAAAACCTTAAAAAAGAAGTAAATATTGGTGCCAATGGTACACAAAGATACATTATTAAAAAGGGAATAAATAAAGGCAAAATAATATAATGGCAATAACAACTATTGGTCTAAAAACTGCTGCTAAAGATCTTGAAAAAAATGTTAATAAAGCAATTGAACAGGAATTTAGATCAAGAGCATTAAAAGCTTTTGCTGATGTAAAATTAACAACTCCAGTTGATACTGGTCAAGCTAGAAATAGCTGGTATATTGGATACACTGAAACATATTATAATCAAAAAGCGCCTGCTGTTACGTCTAATGTAAATATATTGGTTCCAAAAGATAAACCAAATAAAATTATTGTTACAAATGGTACAACCTATATAGAATTCCTTAACAATGGACATTCACAACAAGCACCTACTAAATTTATAGAGGCTGCTTTTGGAAAATACTTTGATGAAGTTAATGTGGAAATAACTAACGGATAAGGAAAAATGGCTGTAAAATTAGATATTATTACTAATGTTAAGGGACAAAGCCAAGTAAATAAATTACAATCTGATTTAAATAAATTAGGTAATAATGCATTTATTGCTTCAAAAAGAATTAAACAATTAGAGGCAGCTGCTGCTAAATCAAGAGCAACTTTTGCATCACTTGGAACAACTTTAAAAGTTGGTGTTGCTGCTGGATTAGCTGCTGTAACTTTTGGAGTTGGAAAATTTATAAGAGATACATTTCAAGCAGGAAACCAAATAGAAAGTCTACAAATTAGATTTAAACTATTATTTAAATCTGCTCAAGAGGGATCAAAAGCATTTGATGCTTTAGCTTCATTTGCAGCTAAAGTTCCATTTTCATTAGAAGAAATTGCTGCAGGATCAGGTAATTTAGCTGTTATTGCAAAAGATGCTGGTGAATTATCTAAAATATTAGAAATTACAGGTAACGTTGCTGCAGCTACAGGTTTAGATTTTCAACAAACTGCTACTCAAATACAAAGAGCATTTGCTGGTGGTATTGCTGCTGCTGATGTCTTTAGGGAAAGAGGCGTTAGAGCAATGTTAGGATTTGAAGCTGGTGCTAAAGTATCAATTGAAGAAACTAGAAAAAGATTTTTTGAAGTATTTGGTAAAGGTGGACAATTTGGTCAAGCTACAGGTGAATTAGCTAATACATTAACTGGGCAAGTATCAATGGTACAAGATAAATATTTTCAATTTAGAAAAATTGTATCAGAACAATTATTTGGAAGTTTAACATCACAAATTAGATTATTAAACAAAGAATTTTCTGATAATGAAAGTGCTATATCTGATTTTGCAAAAAGGGTAGGCCAATCATTATCTCAAGCATTTAGAAATATTGAATCAGCAATTAGATTTGTAGGTAGAAATATTGATGCTTTAATTACGGCATTTAAAATATTTATAGGATTAAAAATAGGGACATTTGTTGCAGGTATTGCTTCTCAATTTATTTTATTATCAGCACAAATACTTACAGCTACTAAAAATATGCGAACTTTAAATGTAGTTATGAAAGCTAATATTGTTGGTATTATTGTAACAGCAATACAATTAGCTATTACAGCATTTATAGCATTTAATGATCAAATAATGAAAGTTGTGGATACAATTAAAGATTTTTTCATAGTTAAAATGAAAGAAGCTCAATTAGCTGTTCTTAATTTTATTTCTAAGTTAAAAGTATTTCCAAAACAATCAAAAGAAGCTGCAGAAGCTGCAAAAATTTTAAAAGAAGAACTAGAATCTATTAGGATTGAAGCTAATGCTCTTGTAAATGCATACACAAAATTAAATAGAAAACAAAAAGAATTATTTTCAGGAACAAAAACTACTCCTGATGCTGTAAGAGACCCTAGTTCAAGACCTAATTTTGACATGGCTAAAAATGCGGCAATAGCTCAAAAGAAAAATGCAGAAAGATTAGCTGCTTTAAATGAACGAATATATACAATGAATAGACATTTTATTCGTGATGCAGGTAAAGCTAGTGCAATTGCTACAGCTAAACAAAATAAAGAATTAGAAAGAACAGCTAATGCAAGAGAGGCTTATGCTCAAGAATCTAAAATCTTATTTGCTAAACAATTAGATGAAATTAATGCTGTTAGAAAAGGATTTAGTAGAGGTATTAAAAATTCTATGAAAGAAGCATTAGATGTAACTACTAATTTTGAAAAACTTGGTAGTTCAGTTTTTGATACATTAACAGATGCTATAGCTAAATTTGTTCAAACCGGTAAACTTAATTTTAGAGATTTAGCTAATGAATTTATAGCACAAATAATTAGAATGGAAACTAGAGCACTTGCTGCTAAAGCTATTCAATCTGTTACTGGTGGTAAATCTATATTTGGATCTATTGGTAAAATATTTGGATTTAGTGAAGGTGGAGTTGTTCCAGGAGGTGCACCATATACAGATAGAGTACCTGCATTATTAACACCAGGTGAAGTTGTAATACCAAGAAATCAATCTCAAGGAAATATGGCAAATGTAATTAATAATACATTTAATATATCTGGAAATGTAGATCAAAGAGCAATTGATCAAATTAAAGCTGTTATAACAAGTAGTCCCTCTGAAGTAGGTGGAGCTAATAAAAATTTTACTAGAAATACTGCCGGTTTAAGGAATAGGAGATAATAATGTCAAAAATATTTGAATATACAAATAATATATCATTAAATAGGTCTGCAAGAGTTAGAAAATCAATATCTAATTCAGGATATGCCAGAATAGAAAGGGGCAGTCCAACATTTTATTCTATGGAAGTAAATTTACCATTATTAACTAAAATAAAATATGATGAAGTTGAAGCAGAATTATTAGGTATAACAGATGGAATTGATTTTAAAACTACAAATTTACCATCAAATATTAATTTAACTTTTGCTAATGGAAATATAATTGATCAATCTGGTTTAACAGCTACAATTGTTGATGTTAACACAAGCGGAGAAGATGTACAATTAGCTAATGTAGATAATTCAAGTACTGTTAAAGCTGGTGATTTTATACAATTTAGTTCAAGTTCAAAAGTTTATCAAATAAAAGCTGATGCAAATGCTTCAAGTAATTTATTAACTTTTAAATTAATGACTGGTGCAATTAATCCTATTACAAGTAGTGATACATTTACTTATGGTAATAATGTACAATTTAAAATGTTATTAAATGGTAGACCAAATGTAACAGTTGTTCCTGGTCCAGGATTTAATTATTATGCTTATGATACTTTTAATTTTCAGGAGATATTATAATGGTAAAAACAATAGATTCAACAACATTATCTGAAGTTGCAAATAGACAAACTTATCCAATTCAATTAATTAAATTTCAAGTAACTTCTGATAATAATGATAGTTTATTTTTAAATACTGGATATACAAATATTTCTTATAATGGTGATACATATTTACCTGGATCAAATATAATTGGTTTATCTGCTGTTGAAGAAACACAAGATGTAAAAACTAATTCAGTAACTATACAATTAAATGGTTTGCCAAACACAATCATAGCTGCTTTAGAAAATGTAAATGCTATTGGTGGTATAGTTACAATATATCAAGCTTTTTGGAATGATGAAACAGGTGCTATTGAAGGACAGGTTTATCAAAAATGGCAAGGTATAATTAATTCACATTCAGTAGATGAAGAAAATACTGAAAAAGGAAATGTTAATATAAGTATTGAATGTAAAAATATAGTAGGGGCTTTATTAGATACTAAATCAGGTAGATTTACATCTGATAGTTCATTTAAACAACATACAAATAATGATGCATCTATGGAATTTGTTGCCTCAATGGCAGACTTTAATCCTAGGTTTGGAGCAGAAGATTAATAGAAAATAAATATAATGATAAGAATCGGAGAATATAAAGATGTTGATCAAGGTGTAAAATTACTTGAACAGCACAGAAAAGAATTTGACTTTGGTCAATTTCAAGAAAATAATACAGAATATTATAAAGGTTTAATGCAAGCAATAGCAAAAGATAAAACTGCAATAATATCAGAAGATGAAAATGGTGTTATAAATGGTGTATTATTAGGAATGAAAATACCTAATTTATTAAATCCATACATAACACAATTACATGTTTTATTAACTTGGGTTCATCCTAAAAAGAGAGGTTCATCTATATTTTATAGAATGAATAAAAAATTGGAAAAAGAAATAAAAAATCATAAAGAAGTTAAAGATATAATTTTTTATTCTATACCTAAAACAAATATTAATTTTAATAAATTGAATTATAAAGAATTTCAATCAATGTATAAAAAGGAAATTTAATCATGGCAGCAGCTGCACCAATTATAACAGTTCTTACATCCACAGGTATTAAAGGGATGATAGCTAGATTTGCATTGTCAGTAGCAGTTTCATTTATTACAAATAAATTATTTGCACCAGATATACCAGCCGGTGGGGAAACAGGTCCAGATCCTGGAGTTAAACAAAGAATTGCATCAGACCCAAGTAATAAGCTTCCTGTTGTGTATGGACAAGCAAAAATATATGGATCAATAACATTTGCTGATATTACATCTGATAATCAAACAATGGCATTTATTATTTCATTATGTGAGGGGCCTATTGAAAGTATTGACGATATATATTGGGATAATTTTAAATTAACATTAGATAATGATGGTAATGTAACAAATGCAACAGATCCAGATGGTAATACAGATGATTTTTTAAATGGAAATTTAATAATTAAAAAGTTTAAAGCTGGTGGAAGATGTTCTCCTATGGAAACATTTTCTTCTAAATGGAATACTAATGCTGAAAATAGAACAATGCCAAATGTTGCATATTTATATGGTGAATTAAAATATAATAGAGATGAATCTGTAACAGGATTAACTGCTAAATTAGGTGCAGAAGTTCAAGGTAAATTAGTTAGAACTTTTAATGGAAATACTTTATCAACTGATGTTTTTTATTCTAATAATCCAGCTGAATGTTTATTAGATTATTTAACTAATACTTTTTATGGTTGTGGAGACATAATATCAGATAATGATATAGATTTAGATTCATTTGCTAATCATAAAATATTTTGTGATACTTTAATTTCACATACAGATAAAAATGGAGCTACAGTAAATGCTAAAAGATATACCACAAATGGTGTATTAAACACAAATGATACAAGAGATTTAAATATTTCCGATTTAGTAGTTTGTTCTCAAGCAATATTTAGTTATCATTTAGGTAAATTTCAAGCTATTTCTGATACTACAGGTACATCTCAAATGTCATTTAACCCTGATAATATGTATGGTGATGTTACTATAGTTAATGACGGTTTTAATAGTGCGTTAAATAAAATGAATATTTCATTTAATTCTATTGATCAAAAATTTCAAGATGATCAAGTATTTTTAAGCTTAGACAGTAACCAAAAATCATATAATGAACCTGAATTAATTAAAGATACAAAATTAAAATATTTAAATAATAATATTATGGTTGAAAGAATTGGTAATGTTATTATTAAAAAATCAAGAGATAATTTAATTGTATCATTTAAAACAGATACAAGAGCTTTAGCATTACAAGTTACAGATATAATATCAATTACAAATGATACTTATGGTTTTACTAATAAATTATTTAAAATTAATTCTATTACTGAAACTGAAATGAATACTAATGGTGTATCAGGATATTATATTACTGCACAAGAATATAATGTTGCAGCATATGCAGAACAACCATTAACAGAATTTCAAACAGTTCCAAATACAAATTTAGCTAATCCTAGAAATTTTGGAACAATTACTGATTTAACAGCAGTTAATAGTGATACAAATTCATCTACTCCATTTGTAGAATTACAATGGACCGTACCTAATGGTTTAATAGAAACATTTGAAATATATATTGGTAATGATGTTAATGCTGCTATTTCTGATAGAGAATTTAATATTTCATTTAGAACATCTACAGGTCCTTTTGTTACAAATTCAATTATTAGACATAAAGTATTTGATATAGATTTTACAGATCAATTAGTATTTTGGGTTAGGCCTATAAATCAATTTGCTAGAGGATCCTTTTCTAATTCATTTAATTTTGGTGTATTTAGACCTGCATCTGGTGGTATTACTTCTAATGATACAGGAGTTATTATAGATCCAAATGATGATAAAAATCCATACGGTGTTATAAATAGATATGCACAAATTAAATATGGTGATGATAATAATGGATCTAATATAAGAGATACTTATTCTCCTTCTCCAAATATTCAAGAAATAAATTATTCAGGTACTACTATTAATACAATTACTAGAACTGGTAATGCTGATGGTTCAGGGGAAATAACTTTTCCTGTTTCATTTAATTCTGGAACAGCTGTAAATGAAGAACAACAGATAACTTTTACAGGTACTAGAGGTAATGTAGCACAAAAAGAAATATTATATATAAACTTAGCTGATGATTTACAAAATAATACTGTTAGACAAACAGTAAATAATGTAAAAATATGGGGTCCTGCTGGTTATTTAGTAATTAATAGTTCAAATAATAGTGTTAAAGTAAATAATATTATTGAATTAGCTAATTTAACTCCAGATCCTGTATCAACTGGCTTTGGAAGATCTGCATCAATAGGAACTACTACTGCTTATGTAATGTCAGATAGTGAATTATTTTCATTTAAATATGAAGTAAATACTTGGAAATTTCATAAAAAGATAACTAATTATAATAATAATGTTTTAAATTCAGGTGATGATGTTTTTGTATATAATGCTTCTACATCAATTGCTACAATTTATGATGTTGATTTAATACCAAGATTTGAGGAAGCTCAAGGTAGTGCTCAATTTAATTAATAAGGATAAAAATGGCTTTATTAGCAAATTTAACTAATATAGATATTAACAATAATATAGTAGCGTCAAATCAAAATATTATTGCTTGGTATAATGGTACTAAAGTAAAACTTTATGATAGAGTTAGTCAAGTTACTGAAGATGTTGAAACTATTAGTGGTGTATTATCTATTAAAATTGAATCTGATACTTCTATAAAAATATCTACTAGTTCAAAAATTAGAGAACTAACTAAAAGTGGATCAGTATGGTCTGGATCTGATATTATTGCAAGTGTTAGTATGAAAAATAGTACTAATAATATGCATATTATTGATAGTAATACAATTGCTATAGTAACAACTACTGACACTCAAATTTATTCTGATAGTGGTAGTGGATATGTATCTGATCATACAAATTCAGATTCGGCAGATATTATAGGATTTAATAATGAATATTTTTTAAATAATAATTTATATATTTATAATGATAGTGAACCAACTTCAGATACAAGATGGATTACAGGAACTAATACTAAATTTTCTTTAAGTTTAGGATCATTAGGAAGTTTAAATAACATTCCTCTTTCATCTGGTATAAATGCTATTGAAGCATTAACTGAAATTAGACAAAGAGTATTAGATTTAAATATATCAGGTTTAAGTGTTTCATTACCTGCATTTGTAAATGATATTAATCCAAATAGTGGTTCAATTAATTTTCAAGGATATCGAATAGATATTAATACCGGAACTTCTATAAACGAAACTACTTCATTTACTATTAATGATGTAAATGGTGATGGTCAAAATATAATTCATAATTATGAATATGAAACTGATGGTGCTGGTGTTTCAGAATCTACTGTTATTACTTTAACAGAGCCTGATGGACTAGGTACTATTATTTTAAATGTTGCAGCTGATACTCAAAGTGATGATGATTCAGACGAAATTGGTAACAATTTAGTTACACTAATTAACAACAATATTGAAACACCAAATAATTATAATGCTTCATTTGATTCAGTAAATCAAACAATTACATTTACTGGTGAAACTGCATTTACTTCAGTTCCAGGACAAGTTTGGACTGCTTCAGTTGATAATGGAACTGTAACTGGTGGTGATGCTGGAGATATATCTTTTGGTACTGCTTCAATTACAGTAAATGGTGTTATAAATGAAACATATCAAATTGTTGCACCTAATTTAAATAATACTACAATTAATAGTTTACCAATATTTAGTAAAGTTAATTTTACTGGTGGTAATACTACATCATTTAGTAACAATATTGGTGCTACAGATGCTGCAATTGAATTAAGAAATGCTTTAAATAATTCATTAAGTGGATATATTACTGCTATAATAGATCCTATTGATAATAAAAAAGTTACTTGGACTACAATTATTCAAGATGATATAGGATTAGATATAAACTTTTCTGATGGAACTATAACTAAAACTATTACTCAAGGTATATTAGGTACTACTCAAACTGATATAAATAATGCAGGTAATACTGTAATTAATGTTACTAAACCTGGAAGTGCTTCAGTTGATTTTACTAAAAATTATTTAGGATTTGTTCCTTCATTATCTGGTGCTGTTAATACAATTCAAGATTTAGTTGAAGATATTAATAATAATATAACTGATTGGACTATTGAATATGATCAACCTATTGCTGGTTCAATTCAATTTACTAATACAGTAAATGAATATTTAAATACTAATTACAATTTAACAATAAGCAACAATAGTGGTACAGGTACTACTGTTGGTGATTTTGGTACAATTGACAGTGTTGCAAGTATAACTCAATCAGGTGGATTAACACCTAATTATTATGGTATACGATCTGTAACATTACCAAATAAAGATGTATTATCTAATAATAGCAATGACTATAGTTGGTTTAAAACTGTTAAAAATAGTACAAATACTATATTACCAGGATATAAAATTGAATCTATTAATACTCCTAAATTTGCTTTTGATGGTGAAGATATAAATCAAACACCTGAATTAAAAGAGGGATATTTTGCTATACCAATTAATGTTAATGGTCAAGCAGTTATTGATACTGAAGCATTAACTATATCTGAAATATATAATATTCCAGTTGATACCCCTGATACAATTATACCTGGTTCAGAATTACTATATTATTCTAATAAATTGTATTTAGCATATAGGGTAAACAATGATAGTGATATTACTAGTTTATCTTTAGGTATTAATGATACTGGAGCAACAATTTATACTACCAAAGGAAGTACTTATACAATAACAGATAGCAATACAGATGTTTTAATTGCTGAATATATTTATAAATGGAACGGTACTGACTGGGTAAAACAAACTTAATAAAATAAAATATATATCCACAGATATGTATTTACTCATAACTAACCTACAGGAGATAATATGAGAATATCAAATATACAACATTACTTAGGAGGAGCAGATAATATTATTGCTCGAGAAGTAGCTGAAGGTAATCAATTTTTAATATCAGTAGAAGACGGCATTATAGATTTTAGTGATGTAGGTACTACTTTTGATATTCAAGCTGAATTATTTGAAGCAAATGTTACAAGAAAAAGAGGATCTATTGTAATTGATTCATTAACAAAAGAACAAACAGCAACAAAACATTCATATACAAAATCAGAACTTATACACAATACTGGTACTGCTGGTAAATTTGAATTATTAGTACCTGAAACGTTATTATCAGATCAAGGTAATTTTACGGCTAATCCTGATGATACATCACCATATATTGTAGTTATGAAAGTACAATGGGCTGCTGGTACCCCAGAAGTTAAAAAATCTATAAGGTTTGTATTTGTAATAAGATACCAACCTCAATAAAGGAATTAAATAATTATGACAATTAAAGTAGAAGGAACTCCTCCAATAGTAAAAGTTTCAAATCAAACAGGCCCAACTGGTGCAACTGGTCCTGCCGGTCCTCAAGGGGATATAGGTCCACAAGGCCCAACAGGCCCAACAGGTCCTCAAGGTTTAACAGGACCAACTGGTGATACAGGTCCTCAAGGTTTAACAGGCCCAACAGGCCCGACAGGCCCAACTGGTCCAACCGGTGCTACAGGTCCACAAGGTGATATTGGTAATACAGGCCCACAAGGTAATACAGGACCAACAGGTCCACAAGGTCCACAAGGTATAAAAGGTGATAAGGGTGATCAAGGTATACAAGGTTTAACAGGACCACAAGGACCTCAAGGTATACAAGGTGTTGAAGGTCCAGCTCCTGATTTATCAAATTTTCAAACTAATACTAATATTTCAAATAGTGATTATTTCTTTTGGACATCAGCTTCAAATTTTACTGAATATAAAATAACATATTCAGATTTACAAACTGCTATTCCAAATATGAATATATCAACTGCAGTTAGTCAAGCAAATGCTTATACTGATACAAAAACTACAAAATCTTACATTGATACATTAGGTATTGATGCCGATACAGTTGATGGTCAACATGCAAATGCTTTTGCAACAGCTGCTCAAGGTGCTTTAGCTGATAGTTCTATACAGCCTTTAGATAATATTAGTTCATTAACAAATGATTCTAATTATGCAACAACTACAGATTTAAATACTGCTATAAATAATTTAATTAATTCTGCACCAGGTACATTAGATACATTAGGTGAAATAGCAACAGCTATTAATAATGATGCTACAGTTTATAATACTTTAAATAGTGCAATTACAAATAAATTAGATGCTTCTGCAGTTTCTGCCTTTGGTTTAACATTAATTGATGATGCTGATTCAGCAACTGCTAGAACTACTTTAGGAGTTGATGCTGCTGGTACTGATAATTCTACTGATGTTACTTTAGCTACTGGATCTAAAAACTTTATATCTTTATCAGGACAAGAATTAACTGTTGGTGCTGTACCAGTTTCTGATATAACTGGTTTAGGTACTGCTGCAACTACTGCATCTACTGATTATGCTACAGCTGCACAAGGAGCAACAGCTGATGCTGCTTTACCTGCTGTTGATTTCAATAATACATTTGATACAAGATTATCTAGTAAAACTACTGATAATATTTCAGAAGGTTCAACTAATTTATATTATACTGATTCAAAAGTTCAAACAGTTATTGATTCAAATACAGCTGGTTTTATTACAGCAAGTTCAAATGATACCTTAACAAATAAATCAGGTAACATTTCAATGTTTACTAATGATGCTGGATATATAACATCGGAAACTGATAGTCAAACATTATCATTTAATAATCCAAATTTAAGTATTAGTAATGGTAATACTGTTGACTTATCAACTTTAACTACTAATCCATTTAATCAAAATTTAAATACTACTAATGATGTAACATTTAATGAAGTAACAGCTGCAGAATTTATTGGTAATTTACGTGGTGCTAATTTAATGAAAGCACAAGCAGGAGAAGCTTTAAATAAAGGTGATGTTGTTTATATTTCAGGTATTAGTGGTAACACTCCAGTTGTATCAAAAGCAGATGCAAATGATAGTTCTAAAATGCCAGCAGTTGGTTTAGCAAATAATACAATATCATTAAATTCAAGTGTTGATGTTTTAACATTTGGACAAATAACTAATATTGATACAACACAAAATATTGGTGGTACTTGGACAGAAGGTGACAGTCTTTATGTAAATACTACAGCAGGACAATTAACAAAAACACAACCTACAGGTGAAACTAGTTTAGTTCAAAAGATTGCTAAAATTGAAAAAGTTCACGCATCAACAGGTTTATTATTAATTCAAGGTGCTGGTAGAAGCAATGCAACTCCAAACCTTGATGATGGTAAAATATTTATCGGTGATGCATCAAATTATTCAACAACTAGTACTTTAGATACATCAATTGTTCCTGAAAATACTAATTTATATTATACATCAACAAGAGCAAATAGTGATTTTGATACAAGATTAGCAACTAAAGATACAGGAGATTTATCTGAGGGTAGTAATTTATATTATACTAATGCAAGAGCTGATGCTAGGGTTAATCTTCAAACAGGTACAAATTTAGATTTATCTAATAAAACCACTGATGATTTAAGTGAAGGCTCTAGTAATAAATATTATCCTAATGCCGATGAAACTAAATTAGCTGGAATTGAAACAGGTGCTACTGCAGATCAAAGTGATGCTGAAATTAAAACTGCTTATGAAAACAATTCAAACACTAATGCTTATACAGATAGCGAAAAGACAAAATTAAGTAACATTGAAACAGGTGCTACTGCAGATCAAACAGCATCTGAAATACTTACAGCAGTTAAAACTGTTGACGGTTCAGGTTCTGGTTTAGATTCAGATTTATTAGATGGTCAACAAGGTAGTTATTATACTGGATATACTGATACAGCAATTTCTAACTTAGTTAATTCAGCTCCAACAGCATTAGATACATTGAATGAATTAGCCGCAGCTCTTGGTGATGATGCAAATTTCTCAACAACAGTCACTAATTCAATTGCAACAAAACTGCCATTAGCAGGTGGAACAATGACAGGTACATTAGCAATGGGATCTAATCCTATTACTACCAGTTCAACAGTAGATGGTAGAGATGTTTCAGCAGATGGTACTAAACTTGATGGTATTGAAAGCGGAGCAACAGCAGACCAATCTAATGCTGAAATTAAAACCGCTTACGAAGCTAATTCAAATACAAACGCATTTACAGATACATTATTAAGTAAATTAAATGGCATAGAAGCAAGTGCAACGGCAGACCAAACAGATGCTCAGATTAAAACTGCTTATGAAAATAATTCTAACACAAATGCCTTTACTGACAGTTTATTAAGTAAGTTAAATGGTATAGAGGCTAATGCAACAGCAGACCAGTCTAACGCTGAGATTAAAACTGCTTATGAAGCTAACTCAAATACAAATGCCTTTACTGATGCTGAGAAAACAAAATTAAGTGGAATAGCTACAAATGCAAACAATTATGTATTACCTACTAATTTAGCTGGCGATGATATTAATATTGATACTGGAGCATTAACTGGCGCAACAGTTATTTCTGATTTAGATTTAAATGTTACAACAGATACTTCAGGACGTGTTACAGATGCTAATGCAACTGTTGCTACAAGAAATTTAACACTAGCTAATTTAGGTTACACAGGAGCTACAGACGCTACTAATAATACTGGTACAGTAACTAGCGTTGGAATTTCTCCAGGTACAGGATTGGATGCTGGTTCAGCTATTACTACCTCTGGTAATATTAGTGTTACTTTAGATTTATCTGAACTAACTGATATGACAGCAGATGTTAGTGGTGCTAATGATGAGCTTATTTTATTAGATAGTGGAGCTGAAAGAAGAAAAAGAATTGGAGAAATTAAGTTAAGTCAATTCAATAACGATAGCGGATTTACTTCTAATACTGGAGATATAACTGGAGTTACAGCTGGTAATGGTTTAACAGGTGGCGGTTCATCTGGGGGTGTTACACTTAACGTTGGTGCAGGTACTGCAATTGATGTTGCTGCAGATACTGTTTCGGTGGACTTATCAGAATTATCTACTTCAACCACAAACGGAGATGGAGATTATTTTGTAGTTGTTGATACAGCAAATGCTCAAAGAAAATTAACAAAAGGAAATATTAATATTTCAGGTTTTAATAATGACGCTGGTTATACAACAAACACTGGAGATATAACTGCAGTTACAGCTGGCACAAATTTAACTGGTGGTGGAACTTCTGGTTCAGTAACTTTAAACATGGCAACTGGTGGTATTGGTGCTGGTACTTACGGAAGTACAGCTAATGCAACTAAAATTGATACAATTACCGTTGATGCTTATGGTAGAGTTACAGCTGTTGCAACTGGAGCAACTGGAGACGGAGATATTACAGGCGTTACTGCGGGAACTGGTTTATCTGGTGGTGGAACTTCTGGTACACCTACTTTAAGTATTGATAGCACAGTAGTAACTACAACTGGAAGTCAAACATTAACAAATAAATCAATTGACGCTTCTCAACTTACTGGAACACTTCCAGCGATTAGTGGTGCTAACTTAACTAACTTGCCTGCGGGTGGAATAACTGATGTTGAAGATGCTGATGATTATGAAGAAGGTACTTGGTCACCAAAACACGCAACAAGTGGTGGAACTCCAAATCAAACTTATAATTATAATAATGGCTATTATGTTAAAGTTGGAAATGTAGTTACAATTACAGCGGATGTTCATATAGCCTCTGGTGAAGGTGGATATTGGGACCAAAGAGTAAGTAATTTTCCTTTTACTACTAAGAACTCTACTAATACTACTTCTATTGGTGTCTTCGGTTTTATACAAAACACTGGTGGTTCTAGTAAACCAATGATTTGGGAAGCTCCAGAAAACAGAACTTATGGAGATGTTAGAACGAATATTTTAGGTAATTGTCCTGCGGGTATGTTCACCTCAAATACAAAGTTTAAATACACAGCAACTTATTTAATAGAATAAAATATAACAATAAAGGAAATAAAAATATGTCAATAACTAAAACAACCGAAGTCGATAAAATCGAAATAGTCGGCCCATATAAAACTGTTCAAGTAAGACAGGCAATTATTATCAAAGAAAATGGTAATGAAATATCAAAAACATATCATAGATATTCTTTACCACCAAATGCAGACATATCTAATGAACCCTCTGATGTTCAAGGTATATGTAATGCTGTTTGGACGCAAAGTGTCAAAGATGCTTACAATAATATGTTAGCTGCTGAAGCTGCTGAAGCAGAAGCAAGATACTCACAAGGTAATTAATAAAAATTAAAATATATAGGCCTATTAATTTAGGCCTATATTAATTTTAAAGGATATTTAAATGGCTAATACATATTTAACAAGAACACCAGCATCAGATGGTAATAGAAAAACTTTTACTTTTAGTGGTTGGATTAAAAGAAGTAAATTAGGAGAGGCAGTTATTTATTCACAAGGTACAGGTAATAATAATTTTACTTTAGAGTTTACAAGTAATGATGAGCTTAATGTAAGAGAATATGAGGGATCTATTAAACTTGAATTAAAATCAAATGCAAAATTTAGAGATATTAATGCTTGGTATCATATTGTATTATCAGTAGATACAACACAAGCTATATCATCAGATAGAATAAAAGTTTATATTAATAATAATAAAATAACAAATTGGTCAATATCAACTTATCCAAGTTTAAATCACAATACATTTGTAAATGGTACATCAGAAGCTAGAATAGGTAGATATAGAGATGGTAATAGATATTTTGATGGATTAATGTCTCATTTACATCTTTCAGATGGTACAGCTTATAATGCAGATACATTTGGTGAAGAAGATTTAACAACTGAAATATGGAAAATTATAACTAATCCAACTGTAACTTATGGAACTAATGGATTTTTTATTTTAAAAGATAGTAATTCTCTTATTGATGAATCTGGTAATAATAATACATTTACTGTTGATGGTGGTACACTTACAAATACAGAATCATCTCCAAGTAATATTTTTGCTACAGGAAACTTTTTAATACCTTCTGATTTAGCTTATAGTAACGGTAATTGTACTATTGAAACTTTATTTCCGATTATTAATACTTGGGAATCAACAGGCTCAACAATAGCTGTTGCTAAAGGTAAATTTTATGCAGAATTTAAATATATTTCAGGAACTAATGTAATAATTGGTGTTGAAGATATGAAAAAAGTAAATGATTGGAAAAATGAATATATGGGGTATAGCTCAAATGGAAGAGGTTATAGAAAAGATGGAAAAAGTATTAATAATAATTTAGCATCTACTTTTGGTAATTCTTTTTCAACAGGTGATATAATTGGAGTAGCTTTAGATATGGATAATAAATTTGTTTATATGTCTAAAAATGGTGTATTTCAAAATAGCGGTGACCCTACTAGTGGATCATCAGGTACAGGTGGTTTATCATTATCTGGTACTGAATATGTTATTGGTGCATCAGTTTTTGATGCTAAAATATCAGCCAATTTTGGTAATGGCTTATTTGGAACTACCACAATAACTAGTGAAGGAACTAATGCAAGTGGTATTGGATTATTTGAATATGATGTTCCTACAGGCTATACAGCTCTTTCAACAAAAGGATTAAATTTATAATGGCTTATACTACAATTAAAAAACCTTCTGATTATTTTAATACTAAAATTTTTACAGGTGATGGTTCTTTACCAAGAGCAATTAC